ATTATCAAAAAACAGCGACAGGTTTAATGTTTAGTAGAAAGTGAGGGTTTCGAAAGAAGGGCCTCGCCGGCCCTTTTTTTTATTCTAATGTATAATTTTGGAATTTAATTATTTCTTCACCAAGCCATGTATTAAGTTCCAATACGCGTTTTTGCAAAGGTATTAGTTCATTACGCACAAATACTTTACTAGCTTTCTCTACGTCACCAAATCCTCCGACATTACTCGGCATAATCCCCATCATCTGCGGCGGTACGCGGTGCGCGGCCATCATGTCATCGCGGCTCACATTCTTGATATTCAGAAATTCATCCTTCGCTGCCACCTCTGACAACGGGATGATCTGTATCCCGTCTTTTTTGCCGTTGGGCGAGTACATGAACAGGTTACGGAAGTTGCCCGGGCCCTTGGCGCTTTTCATGGCCTGGCGGATGTTGTTTACGTCCTCCTGGTTCTGCGCGGCGTCAGTCATGTACATGATAAAGCCCGCATGGCTGCCGTTGATGTAATACTTGCGGCGAAACAGCGTGGCGGACTCGTTGAGCAGGGCTGAGGGTATGGCCGAAAGGTAGCCGGGCAGCCCGTAGATTTCCTGGTTAATATCAGGCTCAAGAAGATGGAAAATGCTTCCCGGCGTGAATTCGTAGGGCTGCGTGGTGAATCCGTACTGCACAAACCAGTACGTGTCCAGGTCAACACCGCGGCGGGTATATTTCGCCAGGGCTGGCTCCAGCGAGAGAACGCCGCCGAGCCGGTTGGTCCGTTTCTCAAGGTAGGCGTTGCCGAATACTAGGTAGTCCTGAACGAAACGGGAAAAAGCCTGCTGGCTGAGCAGGCGGTGCGGGATATAGGTGCTGCTGAGAATGTCACGCTTAACGGCAATCGGTGAGCTGTGATGCACGGCGGCGCGGTAGGTGCGCGCCAGCCCGTCAAAACTCACCGGCGGCTCATACCAGCGGTCCATCTGCACGCACTCCACATAATCCAGCAGTTCCCGGCGGTCCAGTACCGGGATCGGGTCGCCAAAGCTGAATGCTTCTGCAGATACGCTGCTGCTCTGTTGAACGCTCTGTTTAGCTGCAGCGCGGTTTTTATTCCTCTTGCCCATCAAAAAATCTCCACAATATTGCTGGTATTGGCGGCTTCGCCCTGCAGCGGTTCGTTAAACAGTGCGTGCATCGTTGCCCAGGCCAGGTCTGCGTGGCTGGCTTCTTCGCTGCGGCTGGCTTCGTAGGTGGGGCGGTTCCCGCTGGCAGTAGTGGCGCGGCGGATTGCCATAAAGGACTGCGCAATGTCGGTGTGCCCGGCGTCAAACTCCAGGCGCCGGTGGCTGATAATGTCGTATGCCTTAAGCACCAGGGCGTTTTTGACGTTGGGGTTGTAAACGAACTCGCGCACGGCAGGGAAGAACGCCTTTACGTTCTCATAGACGCCGTGGCCGACGCCGGTCGAGTCGATGCCGATATAGGTCACGTTGTACTGCTGGGTCAGCTTTTTAATGGCGTCAGCCTGGGCGCGGAAGTCCATCCCGCGCCACTGGTGCCGCTCCAGAATGCGGAACTTGCCGCCCGGCACCGTGGGTGGTGCCACCACCACGCATCCGGCGCTGTCGCCGTTCTGCGTACCTTTCGCCGGGTCATAGCCGATCCAGACTTCACGCCAGCCAAACGGACGCAGCGCCAGCGCCTGAAAATCGGACCAGACTTCCCAGCTGTCCACCATGCACGCCTGCAGCTCGCTCAGCGGGAACACTGACGCCAGATCGTCAATGAATTCGCACATCAGCAGGTTCTGGTATTCGTCCGGGCTGTACTCCATGCGCAGCTGGTCCAGGTCGAACAGGTTACAGCCGCCGCGCACCGCATCCTCCACGGTGACGATCTGGCGGTACTGGCCGTCCGGGCAAAGCAGGCCCGGGGCCAGATTGCCGTGGGTCAGGTCAATATCCACCTTGTCCGCTTTGGCGCGGCCCCGGTTGAACAGCGCACCGGACCAGAACGGATAGGCGCTGTGTGTCAGGCTGGATGGGGTTGAAAAGTAGGTCTGCCGCCATTTTTTATGGATGGCCATGCCGGAGGCCACCTTGCGCAGCTCCTGGAATTTCGGGATCCAGAAATATTCATCCAGGTACAGGTTGCCGTGGTAGCTCTGCGCCGTGCGGGCGTTGGTACCGAGGAAGTACAGGCACGCGCCGTTGCTGAGCGTCATCGGGTCGCCCTTCAGTTCTACATCCACCTCTTTCGCAAAGTCGATGATGTACTGTTTGAAGACGTGCGCCTGTGCTTTGCTGGCTGAGAGAAAAATCTGGTTGCGGCCAGTGGTGATGGCGTCAATCAGTGCCTCCCGGGCAAAAAAGAAGGTTGCCCCGATCTGGCGCGATTTAAGCAGGTTGCGGATACGGTGGCGGTTGCCTGCCTCGTACCAGTGGCGCTGGTAGGCGAACATCGAGCCGTGGAAAACCTCCTGCAGCTTCTCGATCTGTTCGTCGGTGAAAACGTTCTTTTCGGGCTGACGGCGCGGGCCTTTGTTGCGGTGGGCAACCTTCGGATTTAAATCAGCCTCGTTGCCGCCATCGTTAAATTTACCGATCCGGGCGTGGCGCTCTGACTGGCGCGCCAGCAGGTCAATTTCCTTGAAGTCTCTCCCTTCTTTCTGCTCCTTCATAATGAGCTGGCAGTAGCGCGCGGCGGTGGTGAGCTGCATCTGATCCAGCGGCCCATACTCGCCCCACTTGTCGCGCTTTTTCCAACTGTGCACGGTTGCAACTTTCTCGCCCAGCATTTCTGCAATGCGGGCTACGCGGTATCCCTGAAAGTACAGCAGCATGGCCTGCCGACGGGGATCGAGGTCTGCGGGGGTCATTGTCGTGTTCATGGCCCAAACATACGGCCTTGCCCGGCGGCTTTCCCCGGCTGCGGTTTGTGTGGCGGACCGTACAAGCGCCGCGCGTTGTTTCACTCCCCCCATCGCCGCAAACATAAGGCTCCAGTAAGTTTTTTCTAACGGAGCACGGCTCATGACAGTGAAAGCAAAGCGTTTCCGCATCGGGGTGGAAGGTGCCACCACCGACGGACGTGAAATCCAGCGCGAATGGCTGGTACAAATGGCTGCCAGCTACAATCCTGCGGTGTATACGGCGCAAATTAACCTTGAGCACATTAAAGGCTATTCGCCGGATGGCACGTTTAAGCGTTATGGGCATGTCACCGGCTTAACTGCCGAAGAAATCACGGAAGGGCCATTAAAAGGGAAAATGGCGCTGTACGCCGAAATTAACCCGTCGCCTGATCTGATTCGTCTGATTAAGCAGTGGCAAAAGCAATTCACCTCCATGGAAGTCAGCCCGAAGTTTGCCGACACCGGCAAAGCCTACCTTGTGGGGCTGGCCGCCACTGACGATCCGGCGAGCCTGGGCACTGAGATGCTGACCTTCAGCGCCAGTGCCGCACACAACCCGCTGGCAAACCGCAAACAGAGTCCTGAAAACCTGTTTACCGCCGCCGAAGAAACGCTGATCGAACTGGAAGAAACCCAGGACGAAAAGCCGTCCCTCTTTGCCCGCGTCACCGCGCTGTTCACCAAAAAAGAGCAGACCGATGATGCGCGTTTTTCCGACGTGCACAAAGCCGTTGAGCTGGTCGCCACCGAGCAGCAGAACCTGAGCGAGCGCACTGATAAATCCCTGTCCGACCAGGACGCGCGCATTTCTGAGCTGGAGTCCTCGCTGCAGGAGCAGCAGGCCGCCTTTGCCGAGCTTCAGCAGCAGCTGAGCCGTGAAGACAGTCGTAAAGATTACCGCCAGCGCGCGCCGGGCGGTGACGCACCGGCAGGCACCCTGACCAATTGCTGATGGAGCATAAAACCCGATGAAAAAGAAAACCCGCTTTGCCTTTAACGCCTACCTGCAGCAGCTGGCGCGCCTGAACCAGGTGGAAGTTGAAGAACTTTCCAGCAAGTTCACCGTTGAGCCGTCCGTGCAGCAGACGCTGGAAGACCAGATCCAGCAGTCCGCCGCTTTCCTGACACTCATTAATGTCTCGCCTGTTGATGAGCAGTCCGGACAGCTGCTTGGTCTGGGCGTTGGCTCCACCATTGCCGGAACCACCGACACCACCACCAAAGAGCGCGAACCTACCGATCCGATGCTGATGGAGGACGTGGAATATAAATGCGAGCAGACCAACTTTGACACGGTGCTGACCTACGCAAAGCTGGACCTGTGGGCGAAATTCCAGGACTTCCAGGTGCGTATCCGTAACGCCATCATCAAGCGTCAGGCGCTGGACCGCATCATGATCGGCTTTAACGGTGTGAAGCGCGCCAAAACCTCCAACCGCGCTGAAAACCCACTGCTGCAGGACGTGAATAAGGGCTGGCTGCAGAAAATCCGCGAAGACGCGCCGGACCACGTTATGGGCAGCACCACCCAGGACGGCACCACCACGGCAGGCGCAGTGAAGGTGGGCAAGGGCGGCGACTATGCCAACCTGGACGCCGTGGTGATGGATGCGGTTAACGAGCTGATCGACGTGGTTTACCAGGATGATGACGAGCTGGTTGTCATCTGTGGCCGGTCGCTGCTGTCTGACAAGTATTTCCCGCTGGTTAACAAAGAGCAGGAAAACAGCGAGATAATCGCCGCCGATCTGATTATCAGCCAGAAACGCATGGGCGGCCTGCAGGCGGTGCGTGCGCCGTTCTTCCCGGCCAATGCCCTGCTGATCACCCGTCTGGATAACCTGTCCATTTACTGGCAGGAGGACACCCGCCGACGTTCTGTTATCGACAACCCGAAACGTGACCGGATTGAAAACTTCGAATCCGTCAACGAAGCGTACGTGATTGAAGACTACCGCTGCGCGGCCCTGGTCGAAAATATCGAAATCGGTGATTTCAGCGCGCCAGCTGCGCCGGAAGGTGGGGAGTAACGCATGAGCCTGAGTCCCGCACGGCAGCACCGCCTGCGCATTCAGGCCGAACAGGCCGCCCGGGAGGGCGGCAGTGTTCGCCATGCGTCCGGCTATGACTTGATGCTGCTGCAGCTGGCAGAAGACCGCCGCCGCCTTAAAGGTATCCAGTCCACCGTGAAAAAGGCGGCAATCAAGGTGGAGCTTCTGCCGAAGTATGCCGCCTGGGCGGAGGGCGTGCTGGCTGCCGGAGGTGCGCAGCAGGATGACGTGCTGATGTACGTGATGCTGTGGCGTATCGACGCCGGTGATTATGCCGGTGCGCTGGAAATCGGGCGTCATGCGCTGCGCCATGGCTGGGTGATGCCGCTGGGCAACCGTAACGTGCAGACCGTTCTGGCGGAAGAAATGGCGGATGCCGCACAAAGCGCCTTGCTGGCCGCTTCCGGTTTTGATGCCGATCTGCTCCTGCAGACGCTGGACCTGACTACCGATCTGGATATGCCGGACCAGTCCCGGGCACGCCTGCACAAAGCCATCGGCGCGGTACTGACCGAAAGCAACCCGGCTTCTGCCCTTAATCATCTTACCCATGCGCTGCAGCTCGATCCCCGCTGCGGCGTGAAAAAAGAAAAGCAGCAGCTGGAGCGCAGATTGCGCAGTGACAGCCGCTAACGAACGTGCCCCGCGCACGGGCGGCACGGGGTGGCGAAAGGCATTGCCACATCAAAACCCCGTCCACCGCCCACTATTTCAGGAGAAAGCCGCATGCAGTTTATTGCGCCAGAACAGGCACCGGAACAGGCGGACGTTATTAAAAATACGCCGTTCTGGCCTGATGTGGACCTGTCGGAATTTCGCAGTGTGATGCGCACTGACGGCACGGTTACGCAGCCCCGTCTGAGGCAGGTTGCGCTGACAGCCATTTCCGAAGTTAACGCCGAGCTGTACGACTTCCGCAACCGCCAGCAGATGCTGGGCTACCGGGATCTGGCTGACGTACCGGCGGAAATGCTGGACGGCAAAAGTGAGCGCATCCAGCACTACCTAAACGCCGTGTATTGCTGGGCGCGCGCCGTGCTCAATGAGCGTTACCAGGATTATGACGCCACGGCGTCCGGGGTAAAGCGAGGGGAGGAGCTGGCGGAGGCCAGCGGCGATCTGTGGCGTGATGCCCGCTGGGCTATCAGCCGGGTGCAGGATGCACCGCACTGCACGGTGGAGCTTATCTGATGAAAGTGCGTGCGCACCAGTATGACACGGTGGACGCGCTTTGCTGGCGTCATTACGGGCGCACGCAGGGTGTCACCGAGCAGGTTCTGCAGGCAAATCCGGGGCTGGCTGAGTATGGCCCTTTTTTACCGCACGGACTGCAGGTGGAGCTGCCGGATATTCCGGCGACAACCACGGCGCAGACCGTCCAGCTATGGGACTGAATTATGACGCTTGAACGAATCAGCGCCTTTATCACGTACTGCATCGCTGTCGTACTGGCATGGCTGGGCGATCTGTCGCTTCAGAATGCTTCAACGGTTGGCGGCGTGCTGATTGGTGCGCTGATGCTGGCAATCAACTGGTATTACAAGCACAAGACCTACCAGCTGCTGCGCGACGGGAAAATTTCGCGGGGGGAATATGAATCCTTCAATCGTTAAGCGCTGCCTTGTCGGGGGGGTGCTGGCTATCGCCGCCACGCTGCCCGGTTTCCAGTCGCTGAATACCTCCGTGGAGGGGCTGAAGCTGTTAGCCGACTTCGAGGGGTGCCGCCTGCAGCCTTATCAGTGCAGCGCGGGTGTCTGGACTGACGGGATCGGCAATACGTCCGGCGTGGTGCCAGGTAAAACCATCACGGAACGGCAGGCGGCGCAGGGGTTAATCAGCAATGTGTTGCTGACGGAAAAAAGGCTGGATGCCTGCCTGAAGGTCAGGCCCCCGCAGCATGTTTACGATGCGCTGGTAAGCATCGGCTTCAACGTGGGCACCGGCGCAATATGCCGATCCACTATGGTGTCCTACATCAACCGCCAGCAGTGGTGGCAGGCATGTAACGAGCTGCCGCGCTGGGTTTACGTCAACGGCAAGAAAAATAAAGGGCTGGAGAACCGCCGCACGCGGGAGCTGGCCTGGTGCCTTAAAGGTGCTGGACTATGAGACGTGCTTTAGTGGCAGTGCTGGCACTGATGCTTGCGGCGCTGGGCTGGCAGTCGTGGCGGCTTAACACTGCCAGCCACACCATCGAGACGCAGGGCGCGGCGCTGAAAAACAAAGCGCAGGAACTGACGAAGAAAAACAGCCAGCTGATCGGCCTGTCCATTCTGACTGAAACCAACAGCCGGGAGCAGATGCGGCTTTATGCGGCGGCGGAGCAGACCTCCGCGCTGCTGCGCAGCCGTCAGCACCGGATAGAGGAATTGAAACGTGAAAACGAGGATTTGCGCCGCTGGGCTGATACTCCTTTGCCTGCTGACATTATCCGGCTGCGGGAACGTCCGGCCCTCGCCGGAGGTGCAGCTTACCGTGAGTGGCTGTCCCAGAGTGACGCAGTGCCGCCTGGAAAGGTCAGCGCCGCGCAGTAACGGAGATCTGAATGCGGTGCTGGATGAAACGGAGGCCGCCTGGGCGGCGTGTGCTGACAAAGTGGACACGATAATTGCGTGTCAGGAGCGAGACAGTGAACAAGCCGCAGTCTTTACGCAGCGCCCTGAATAAGGCGGTGCCGTATGTCCGCAGTAACCCGGACAAACTGCACCTGTTTGTGGATAACGGCTCACTGGTGGCAACCGGGGCCAGCTCTATGTCATGGGAGTACCGCTACACCCTGAATGTGGTGATCGAGGATTTCAGCGGGGACCAGAACCTGCTGATGGCGCCCGTTCTGCTCTGGCTCACGGACAATCAGCCGGATGCCATTAATAACCCTGAACTGCGCGAAAAGCTGTTCACCTTTGACGTGGACATTCTGCGCAATGATGTGTGCGATATCAGCCTGAACCTGCAGCTGACGGAGCGCGTGCTGGTCAGCACTGACGGGGGCGTGTCGAGCGTTGAAGCGGTGCCGGAACCGGACGTACCGGAAGAAATGTGGACGGTGAAGCATGGGTGATCTGCAGAGGGTGGATGACTGGCTGGCAGCGTTGCTGGCAAATCTGGAGCCTGCCGCACGCAGCCGCATGATGCGTCAGCTGGCGCAGGAATTGCGCCGCAGTCAGCAGCAGAATATCAGGCTGCAGCGAAACCCGGACGGGAGCGGATACGAGCCGCGCCGGGTAACGGCCCGTAGCAAAAAGGGCCGCATCAAGCGCCAGATGTTTGCAAAACTTCGCACCACTAAATACCTGAAAACCGCTGCCAGTGCGGATTCTGCCAGCGTGCAGTTTGACGGCTCAGTACAGCGTATTGCCCGAGTTCACCATTACGGCTTACGTGATCGTGTAAGCCGTAGGGGGCCTTTAGCACTATATTCGATGCGCAAGCTTTTAGGATTTAATCGAAATATAAAAGCAGGTCTTGAAGGTTTTCTTATAAGTAAAATAGAGGGAAGGTAAGGTGAGAGGGGGAACCCCTCTCAATTTTTATAGTGAGACTGCTGTAATTTTGTTTTTATAATAATTAAACTCAGGATGCTGCTCTGTAAAGTTTGATTCAAAAGTATTTATGAGGTTTGAGTATAACGACTCATACGATAATGAAATTCCTTTGCCATTTTTTTCTGTTATTGTGCTTATCAATCGGTGTATTGCCGAAAATAAGAAATGTCCTCTTATCCAGGATC